ATGCCAAACGTCCAATTATTAATATTTTTGAGCATTCCGGCCCCGCTGGTGCTCACAAATCTATTACTGCATTCCTTAAAATTAAGAAGGAAGAGCTTCTAAACTATAGGTCTGATAATCCCAAACAAAACGAAGTTTTGGCTCAGGCAATTGATGATTTGAAAAGAGGAGGAGGGGAAAAATGGATTAATGATACCCTTTCAAGGGTGAAAGACACAAGGGAACTTCCTTTGTTGGTACTTAAAATGCGGGTGGCTCAAATGGATGTTATGAGCCAGTTGGGGGCAATGAGCGATCAGTACCTTTCCGCTTTAAAGAAAATGGAAGATAATCCTTTGGACGATTTAGCCAAACAAGATTATGTGTCTTCCTTTATTCGCCTAAACGAGCTTGTTCCAAATGTCACGAAAGTTTTGTTTGGGAACAAAGAGCTAGGCACAAACCTAGGGCGGGGGCTTGCATTTAGAAAACAAACTAAAAAAGAAGCTAAGCTTGCTGAAGAGCTTGTTGCAAGGGCAGAAAAGTGGGCAAAGAACCCGGCTCAAATGAAGCAATATGGAACCGCCATTGCCGAAGAGCTAGGCCAAGGAGATGCTAAAGAAGGCATCCGTCTGTTTAACCAAGGCATCGAAAGGTTCGCCACTTTGTTTGAAAAGTATGGGGAACGTGGGCTTGTGACTATGGCCCCGGACAAATTCTGGATCAAACTCCATAATGAATGGTGGATCAACGCCCTGCTTAGTGGCCCAAGAACTTTTGGCGTTAATATGATCGGTAATACCATTTCCACCCTTTGGAAGCCTTTTGAATCGGCGGTGGGTGCTCAGGTGGCTTACATTAAAACAGGCAATCCTGTGTTTCGTCAGATTCGCAACTCTTTCTGGAGCCAGTATGGGATGATGTTTGATACCGCAAGAGAAGCCCTTGTGATGGCTAATAAGGCTTTTAAAACAGGCGAGAGCGGTCTGGTTCAAAACAAAACAGCCGTTGAGCAGTTTGAGCAGATTATTACCAAAGAAAATTTTGAAGCAAAGCTTAACGAGATTGAGCAGAAGCACCCCAACACTTCTCCGCTGGTCAAAGGCTTGGCAAAGTTCCTTGTTACGGATGCCACAACCAAAGCAGGGGATTTAATTCGTCTTCCTACCAAAGCCCTTTTGTGGATGGATGAGTTTACCAAACAGCTAAACTTCCGCTCCTCGGCTAAGGCTCGTGCTATTAGCGAAGGCTACGATCAGGCTTGGGATTTAATTTCAAAAGGCGAGTTAGAAGCAGAAGCCATTGATTCTTTTGTCGCCAAGTATGCTGACGATACAATTAACAGCCTAGTACTTGAAGGCGGTGGTCTTTACGCTCTCCCGGCAATTCGCCGTAAAGGAGCTTTGGAAGGTGCAAGGCTTGGCAAATCAGGCTTGGACTTGGAGGATTATATTGAATCGTATGTAGCCAAAAACTATGACGAAACAAAATCCAACCTTGCCAAATACGCTTACGGATGGGCTGAAGAAGTAACCTTTACAAAGCGTGGAGCCGAAGGAACCATTCAACGCTCCGTTGAGAAGTTTGTAAAAGATCATCCAAGTATGAGGCTGATCCTTCCGTTTGTCACTACGCCGACAAACATTATCAAGTTCTTCGGTCAAAGAGCGTTTGGGTTGGCCGGGTTTGCCGAAGGAGCCATTAAAAGCCTAGACGAAACTTCGCCTGAGCTTAGCAAAGCCTACCTTCAGATTACCAAAGAGCTTTATAGTGCTGATCCGTTTCTTCGTGCCCAAGCTGAAGGCAAAATTGCTATGGGTATTTCAGTTCTTACCACGGCAGTTGGTCTTCATTCTGCCGGGATGATTACAGGCCAAGGTGCAAAGGACGAAAAAGAAAGAGCACTTAAACAAGCCACAGGATGGCAACCTTACAGCTTCCGGGTAAAGATTCCCGGTACGGACAGCTACCAGTATATTTCATATCAGCGGTTTGATCCTCTTGCCACTTTCTTTGGCATTGTCGCTGACTTTGCGGACAAAGCCACGGAAGACCCTGCCGGGAGCCGTGATTGGATTAACTTTGTTGGTTCTGCCATTGGCGTGGCCTTGAGCAAGAACATCACTTCTAAATCCTACCTTACAGGCATTGAGCAAGTGATGGACGCTCTTAATCAGCCTGATCGAAAGATGTCCCAATTCTTGGGTACACGCCTAGGTTCTTTGGTTGTTCCTAGCGTCCTTGGTCAGACCATTCCTATGGGCGACCCGGTTATGCGTGAAGCCCGGACGCTGATGGACAATGTTCTAAAGCGTGTTCCCGGCTTGTCTCAACGCCTTGACCCGAAACGTAACATTCTTGGCGAAGAAATTAAACGTCCTGAAGCCGTTGGGCCTGATTATGTAAGCCCATTGTTCGTCAGCACCGAAAAGAAAGACAAGGTTATGGACGAACTGGCTAACCTTAAGTACTCGTTTAGTTTGCCCCCGGTTATTGAAAAGGGAGGCATTGACCTTTACAGTTACAAGAACGCTTCCGGGCAAAGTGCCTATGACCGATACCTAGAGCTTACAGGACAAGTAACCATTGGGCGTAAAACGCTTCGTGACGCTTTAGCCAAACTTATTGGTACTCGTTCCTACCAAGCCCTTCCAGCCGATGCCGTGGAAGGTCTGGACAGCCCACGGATTGCCGAACTTCGCCGGGTTATTAGTAAGTATCGTGCCACGGCCAAGGAACAGGTTTATCGTGAATTCCCTGAATTAGATCGGGACAGCAATCTTCGTGGAAAATTAAAGCTGGCTAGACAGCAAGGGAAAGTGCTTGAAGCCCAAGACATTTTAGGGCAACTTAAAGGGGATACCCTATGAGTGACGAACTACACAGAAGCCTAGGCAAGCTTGAAGGTATGATTACTGAGGTTTTAAGGAACCAACAGGATTTTAAAAGCACCTTTGAGAAGCACGATGCCCGGTTGCGTCATATTGAAGGCAATTATATGAAAGGTCTTGGAATTGTAACAGCCATTGCTTTTGGCGTTACCTACCTTTGGGATATTATTAAACAGCGTGTTTTCGGTAGCTAAAATGGACGCTAACGCAGTCAAAACCAAGCTGGAAGAACTGCACGAATTGGTTGCAGATGCCTTGCTGGATAAGATTCGGGATGGGGAAGCTACCCCGGCAGATTTAAATGTCGCTAGGCAGTTTCTTAAGGATAACGGCATTGATGCCATCCCCGGAAAAGACACCCCCCTGTTTAATCTAGCCCTTGCCCTGCCGTTTCAGGATCAAGGAAAGCCGTTGGAAATTAAAGGAATTCAGGTAAAGGAACCCGCTCCGCTTCCGTTTAACGAGGTTTAATTAAATGAGAGATTACGCCAAAGAATACCGGGAATACCAAGGAACCCCTGAGCAGATTCGCAGAAGGGCTAGGCGTAATCGTGCCCGAAGGCTGATGATTAAAAAGTTTGGTAAATCACGGCTTCGACACAAGGATGTTGACCACAAAGACGGCAATCCCCACAACAATTCCTACTCAAATCTCCGTATTATGTCCAAAGCCAAAAACAGAAGCCGAAACAACAACTAAAAATTCTGTCGGCTTTCCGTGAAACATTCTTACGACCTTAAGATTTATAATGGGCGTATTAAAGTTTATGTAGATGGTTATGTAATGTTCACCTTTAATCAAATTGATTTTAAGGGGTATTACGCCTACAAAGACGACACAAGTTTATACGGAATTGATATTTATTTGATTGAAAGTAGCGGTGGAAGCGGGGGCGAAACCACAATGGAAATATATTTTAAAACCAAGGAAAACTGGCTTGGAGTGCTAGGACTTTTAGACAAACACCTTTAATTCTTCCACTCCGTTTGTGGAAACAAAACAATGAGTCAACTAGACCCAAGGCTTAAGGATTTTCGGAACTTCCTCTATATTGTCTGGAAGCACCTAAACCTTCCTGATCCAACGCCGTTGCAATATGACATTGCCCAAAGAATGGAAACAGGCCCGGATCGGCAGATTGTGGAGGCGTTTCGAGGGGTGGGTAAAAGCTGGATTGCGTCAGCCTTTGTGTGCCATCAGCTATTGATTAACCCCACTAAAAACATTCTGGTGGTATCGGCCAGTAAAAACCGGGCAAGCGACTTTACCACCTTTACGCTACGCCTGATTAATGAAATCCCCATCCTTCAACACCTAGTCCCAAGGGAAGAACAGCGTAACAGCAAGGAAAGCTTTGACGTTGGCCCTGCCCCGGCAAGCCACGCTCCTAGCGTTAAAAGCGTTGGAATCACCGGGCAGATCACCGGGAGCCGAGCCGATATTATTATTGCGGACGATATTGAAACAAGTGCCAACAGCCAGACCGAATTAATGCGGATCAAACTTGCCGAAAGCGTAAAGGAGTTTGATGCCGTTATCAAACCCGGCGGAAGAGTTGTGTTCTTGGGTACTCCTCAAACCGAAAACAGCCTGTACGAAAAGCTGGAAAGCCGTGGGTATATGGCACGGATTTGGCCTGTCCGTATGCCCAACGATGAGCAAAGGGAACGCTATGGGATACGCCTAGCCCCCTATGTGTCTTCGTCCAACATTACAAGCGGAACCACCACCGAGCCTACCCGCTTCACCGATGAAGACCTGACCCTGCGTGAGGCCAGTTATGGCCGTAGCGGGTTTGCCCTTCAGTTTATGCTCGATCCCCGCCTGTCCGATGTGAACAGGTATCCGCTAAAGCTTTCCGACCTTGTGGTGCATTCCCTAGACCCAAAGCGGGGGCCAAGCCACCTTGTGTGGTGCAATTCCCCGGAACACCGCTACAACGATATCCCCAACGTGGGCTTTGACGGAGACGCTTATTACAGGCCGATGAGCGTCAGTAGTGAATTCACCGAATACCAAGGAAGCGTTATTGCCATTGATCCATCAGGCCGGGGCAAAGACGAAACCGCCTACGCCATTGTTAAATGTCTCCACGGCCAGTTGTTTCTGGTGGATATCGGGGGTTTTCGTTCCGGGTACACGATGGAAACCTTGGAAACCATAGTGCGTCAGGCCAAGCTTCACGGATGCAACTATGCGGTCTACGAGGCTAACTTCGGGGACGGAATGTTTGGAGAACTTATCAAACCAGTATTTGGGCGTATCCACCCTTGCACCATTGAGGAGGTCAAGCATTCCTCCCAAAAAGAAAAGCGGATCATAGACACCCTTGAGCCTGTAATGAACCAGCACAGGCTGATTGTTGATCCTAGGGTTATTGAAAAGGATTACCAAAGCATTCAGTCCGATGGCGAGATTCAGGAACGCTACAGGTTGTTTTATCAAATGAGCCGAATCACAAAGGACAGGGGTAGCCTAGCCCAAGATGACCGATTGGATGCCCTTGCCATTGCCGTAAGCTATTGGGTACAGGCTATGGCTAGGGATACTGAATTAGCCCATAGACAACATAAAGAAGAACTATTTCAAAAGGAACTGGACAAATTTATGGAAAACGCTATTGGAAACAGAAGCAAACGAGCCAATAGCTGGATTAATATATAATGAACCCTCTTCTAGAACCCTCCAAGTTTGACCTAAACAACATTGATATGTTCTTTGGGAACCGGGCCAAAACACCTGTCAGGATGCCCCAAAATCGCTCACAAATGCCCCTAGAAGGGCCGATGAATGTCAGCCAAGGGGTATCTACCCCCCAAACGCTACAAACCGCTCCTAATAGCCAAAATAGCGGTTCCACCTCGGAAGGCAACAAGACTAGCCCCAAGTTTGCCCTTGAAGTCCCATCTATTGCACTTGGCGGTGTTCGTACTGCTCCTATGCGTATGGAAATCGCCCCGGTTCAGCAAGAATTCGACTTTTCCCAAAACAAGCCACGCTAACCTTTTCATTGCCGTGCCACTTGCCCTCGATCCCTCCGTAGTGGA